TTCCATTGACATAAACCTCATAATCAGTTGTCAAATCACCGCAATTGGTTGCTGGAGGATTACCATTCTCAAAGTCATAATCATCATAAGGAATGGAACACCAGTCATTGTAGTCATAGATTGATGCACTCACATTGATTGTCCATCCAGCTGTGACATCTGGTCCTCTGTTAATGAATGGTTGTGTTGTGATATCTCCATTGATGTCCATGAACTCCTCAAATCTCCATTGCTTGAATGTGATTCTGATGTCATTACAGATACTCAAGCAATCAGAATGAATCTCATTGACTTGCCTATATTCCTGAAGATTATATTTATCACAAATAGTTATTATCATATTTACATTAACAGCTTGATCAGTCATAGATCCAGGCTGTAATGTTACAACCATCAAAGGATATTGTGCAGCATCTCTGGAGATAGCATCAAGAAAATCACCTTGGAAGAATTCGTTTATCTGCCTGTGTTCTGTTGCTATTATTTCCAGCTCTTTCATTAACTGGTTTAATGTCTTTTCCATCTTTATTTAGATATGCTTTTAATTTGTCAATCTGTTTCTTTGAGAATTTCATTGTATCCAGTTTAGAGGCCTATATCCAGTCTTGTCTTTTTTTACATATTCATTGCAATGGTCAGAGCACATATCACAATATTCTGGATATTTCACCGCTTGGTCATCCATAAGGAATCCAACTAATCTCTCCTTGTAAAAATATGCATCCTTTCTTAACTGATCTCTAAGCTCGTTAACATCAGCAAGAGAATTAGCTTGAATGTTCTCATCTTGCACTCTTCCTGTTGTCTTATTAGTTAACTTCTCATTCAATAGTAATGCTGCCCTGTAATCAACGAATGCAACCAAACAAGGAATAACATAATCATTCATCAATAGCAGATAATCAGCTGTCCATGTATTGGTCTCAACTCTATCAAGCAGAGCTCTGTAAAGTGGAGTCCCAAGAGCTGGCTGAATATGCATGTCTTGACTTCTCTTGATAGCAACTGCCAAGAGTTTTGTATCTGTATTGCTGTGGATCAATCCTAATTTTTTAAGATTCTCCACTGAAAGTAGGTAGTTCATATCTTATCTTTTTACAACTAATTGCTGAATCCATTCATGTCTACACCATGGTGTTGATACTTGAGTATCTGGATTGGTATACCATCCTCCTCTGTATTTCCACACATCTCTATCAACTCGGCCAGAGATAGTGTTAATTTCATCCTTTGTGTATAATCTATTGAGACCAAGTAATCTCTCACAAAATTGTCTTGAGCCACTCTTTGCCGGTGGAACATCAAGTCTTGTTCTGTATCCATAACGAACCTCAAATCTTTCAATTGGAATATCAACCTCTCTGACCAATGACTTTCCCAAATCAGTGACCTCACCTTTGGTGATTACTTCCCATTTCATGAGCTTAGCCATTGACTTGGCAATATCCTCAATATTTGTATCAAGAGCTTTTGCAATGCCATTTGAATCTTCACCATCACCAATCAACTTCAGTACATTTTTATCAAAGTCATTCAGCTCTGCTGATATCTCTCCAATTGTTGCAAATAGTTGATCTTGCTTTGAGAATACATCAGCTGATGGAGTATCCCAAGCTATTGGAAATGTTGCAATCACATCATAATGATTAGCTGATTCACCATATTGTGCAAAATAACCAATCTCATCATCTGAGAATGTATGAACATGCTTGCAAGATGACATCTGTTGTGGAGCTGAATCTAAGCCTACAATTTTGCGAGCCTGTATCTCATCAATAGTTGGAAATGATGCCAAGACAATGCTCAATGCACTCTCACTGGTCAATAATCCCTCTTTAATCTTAGCAACCACATCAATAAGTGATGCAATCTGAGCTCCATTCAATGCACTCTTAGCAACATCAACTGGTTGCTCTGCTGTTGGTTGGTCAGTTGTTGGCTGTGCTGGAGTGACTTCAGTCGCACCAATTGGTGTAACGTCTTTTAATTTAACAACTCCAGTATCTCCTGACAGCTTAACCATATAATTAAGTATCCATTCAATTCTTTTTTGTCTTGTCTCAACATAAGTCTTTTTAAATATCTCAAAAAGATCAGCTGATTCAGCCGCATTGAATGATCCTTCTGGAGCAACTCCGAATAATGATGGAGCAACAACTGCATGAGCCACTAAAATGTTTTGCTGAACACTTGACTCAAGAGCTTCATATCTCTTATCAAGATCATTTCCAGTTAAGCTCTCAACCTTTGGAGCCTGATCTGCTGATGGTGCAAAGGTGATTATTATATCACCGCTATTCTCAATATTGGATGCTGGTCCTTTGATTTGATTCTTGAATGATTCTGCCTCTTCTTGAGTTTCTGGAAATCCATCCATGAAAGTGATTAGAGTTCCTGACTTAAATCCATTTTGTAATTCATACATATGGAATTTAGAGATGTCAACATCAGTCTGAATTGCTGTGATTCCACCTTGATATGGTGGCTTTGGATATACTCCATGCTCTTTGCGAGCTTTCTTAGCTGGATCCTTGTAATATAAAACAAACGATCCTATTTTATTGTTCTCATCAAGAGCTGGAATTGTTCTAAGATTTGTCTTCTCAGGTGATTGCTGTTGTACTGTCCAGTCATCTGATAGATAATACATTCTTTCATCTGATGATATTCTGATCGCATCAATGCCAAGATACTCCCACACAGCAACTCTGGTCCCTTCTCTATTCCAAGTACCTTTTACAGCGAATGCTCCGAATAATTCATAATCAAATGCCAATTGCTCAACTATCTCATTCATGTTGAAATCAGAGTAAGGATTAGCAATGAATCTTGCAAGCTCACCAGATACAACCTCAAGACCTCCACCAGCAATGTAGTGAGTTTTATTCTTGATGATTCCTTGATGCCAAGCTGATCCATTAAAAAGATCCACTAAAAAATAAGGATAATCATTCTTTTTTCCCCATTTAATAAAGCCAAGCATTCTATCTTGCTCCTCAATTGGCAGAACAAAGTCCTTTCTGAATGACATTGATTCTAACTTACTCATATATGTTGAATGTTATGTTTGTTGAAAATTCTGTTGATGGTGAGTCAATGGTAAATACATGAGCTCTACCTTCCTCAACCAATCCATCTGATAACTCTGGATCAAGATTTGTTGTTGATGTTTGTTGATAGATTCTGTATGTGTAATATCCATCATAATCAAAAGTTACATCCACTCCATCCTCAAGCAAAAACTCATCATATCTTGATATAGATGTACTTAAATTAGGAAGGATGCAATAGTATTTTAAAAATGATTGCTCATGCTCAAATTCAAAGAGATAGTAAACTGGACTAACTGTTGTCAGTTCCGTTACTGTTACTATCAGATTTGAAGATGTGTCCTTCTGTATTCTCAACATTTTTAATTAGTTTAGGTTTTTTTCTCTCGAATATATGGATCAATCCAATTGATTGGTAAAAGTCCTCTTTGCCTCTTTCAATAGTTAACCATTTCTTGAGGAAATTTGACCACTGCATTGTGCCAATGTATTTCTTTAATATTTCCATAATTCAAATATACAAAAAAAGGAGGGACACTGCCCTCCCTTCTATTAAGAGTTTAATCAATTATTAAATTGATGGAGATTGCTGTGTAAGTAGAGATGCGTAAACAGCTGGATCAACATCTGGAACTGCATCATTTTCTAATCCACCCATGATGATATCATGACCTAATCTGTCAGACTTAATAACACCAGAGCCATAAGCTGAAGCTTCAGCAATCTGAAGGCCTTCACCAAATCCTAATGCAACATAAGTCCCATCAGCTTTCTCAACTATTGCAACCACTTCGTTCTGACCTAATAAGTGAATCTCTGAACGCAATTCCTTTGTGTCTGATGCCAAGATCATTGTCAAAGTTTGCTCATACCAAAGAGTTCCGTTACCTTTGTTCACTCTGATTGGTGCAGTGTAGCTTGATAAGTTAGATTTCAACTTATATAAAAATACTTCACCAGTAACAGTTAACGCAGTAACCTCATTGTCAGCAATTGTGGATGCAGATACATTACCTAATGGAAATAATAACACTGACTTGATACCACCTTTTCCATTGGTACAAGCTCTGTCATTATATCCGCTTGTCATATTACATGCCATAAAGCTATATTTTTTTAATGTTTATAAAATAGGGAGCAGTTACCCACTCCCGTTATTAGTTATTAATTAGGAGATCCAGTTCCGTTCCAAACTCCGATTTGATTTAAGAATGGTACCTGAACACCAGCTCTAAATTTAGAACGTAGGTATATCACATCATCATCTTGAGAATACCACAAATCAAAGTTTTCAAAGTCTGAACTTAAGTCAGTTCCGAATACAAATTGAGATGCTCTACCAGTGTAGATGTTATCAAGACCATTCAATCCGTTAACTTTAACAATTCTCATGTTTGTTCCTGGAAGGATCAACTCATTCAAGTCACCAATGTTAGCTGGATTGTAGTGGAATAAGTTATCATCAACCAAGTTCTTAGTCAAGAAATTAAAGTTCTCACGACCAGTGAAACAGATAAAGTCATTAGCCTCAGCAACATTTGCTGGTGTGTTAACGAAACACTCATAGAATACATCAAATGCATTAGTTGCAGAGATTGATGCAGTTGATGATGTATTCAAGTTAACACAACCATTTGCAGTTGTTAAGAATTGACGGAATCCATTCATGAAAGCCAAGTTACCTGTACCAGTAGCTTTGTTTCCTTTCCAGATTAACTTATCCAATTCAAATGAATGTAACTGCAATAAGTAGTTGATGATTTGTTGCTCAAATGGTAAAGTCTTATCTTCAGCCATTGCACCTGGGCGAAGGCCTAATTGTGTCCAGAATCCATCAAGATCTTTTTGACAGAAAGACTTCATATATCCAAGAGTCTCAACTGCAATAGCTCTGTCAGTGAATACTGTGTCTCCAGATGGAGTCATAGTACAATCACCAGCTTGATATACAACTGAATCATCCATTAATTTCAACTCTTGAGATCCTTTGATCCCTTGTTGAATTGTTACATATTGTAATGTACGAGCTTCAGTAACTGACTTAACAATCAAGTCCTCTCTTTGCTCATCAACATAAGCTGCAAGACCAGATACATCCCAGTCAAATTTTGTGCGTAGATATTTTTTTAACGACATTTTTATTATACTTTAGAATTTTTCAAAAACATTTGTCTGGCTGTCAAGTTGCCAACTTTGCTGAACTTCTCAGCTTCTTTGGTTTCAATTGATGGTTGAGCCTTGAAAGTCTCGAAATCACTTTTCAAAGTGGTCAACTCATTAACCAAGTTTCTGTTTGTCTCTGCAATAGTCTTAGTCATTTCAGCCAATCCTTCGACAGCTTTGCTGAATGCCTCAAGCTTTGCATTTACTATTGATTCAACTTTCTCTGCACTCATTGCCTCAGCTGATGTCTCTTCGACAGCAACCTCACCAGCATCTTCATTCATTCTCTCATCAATAATCTCAGTGATGATACCTTCAGCATCAACCACAATAGATACACCAGCAAGCTCACCACTCAATGCGTGAGTTCCTTCTGGAGCTTTTATTCTTTCACCATCAACAACAACAAATACTGGCATCTTAACCTCAAGAGCATCATACTCTATCACTGTTACACCATCTGTTAATGTTGCTTGTTCAAATTTTTCCACTGACTTTGAGAATTGTGCTTTCATTTCAGCGATCAATTCCTTAATGGTATTTAATTCTTTGTTCATACTTATTATAATTTATTGTTCGAAAATCCCTAATTCTTTAAGCTTAGCCTCTGACCATCTCTTTGCAGCAAGTCCACCCCATAACAGATATGAGATAGTACCACAAGCAGAATCATCATCTGGATTATAATACTCCTCAGCTCTTGACAAATAAGAATACATCCTTTTTATCACAGCAACAGATACTGTCTGTCGATTAGCTAATGTTGTTGCTCTTAAGCGGCCAACTCTTGTTGCACATTTATTACCGTACTTTTGATTCAGCTCAATCCCTTTCTTTGCGTTATTGGTAACAGCTTCAGGATAGTCATTGTAAAATGTGATATATTCCTGGACCTTCTTAAGCTCTTGATATATGGTTGAGAATTCATGCTCCCATCCTTTGCCAGTCTCAAGCAATTGGAATACTCCCTCAATTGAGAATCCAGTGAACATTCCAGCCTTGGCTGCATCATAGACATCCTTATTTGTGACCTTATAACTGACAATCCAAGATCCATCATTCTCATCCTTGAATCTTTCTGGAGCTGTGAATCCTTTTGAGTTATCAATGATGTAGCTCATGATCATATAGATGCCATCAACCACTCTCTTGCTATCATGCTCAAGATTGACATTGTTAAAATTCTCTCTCCTGGCATAATCAAAAACAATATCCTTGATTGATGATGGTGAAAAGTTTACATAATATTCCTCACCAGTCTGAGGATCTCTTCGGAATATGGGAGTATTCGCAGATATAGCAACTCCAGTGATGACTTGCTCCTCATCATTGAATTGATAAGCAATCTTTTTGGAAAATGTTTCAAATGATTTCTCATGTGCTGGATTAGCCACAAGGCTGTTGAATGATACTGTTGTTTCTGGATCATCAAGATCAATCACAATATCATATAGTGGTAACTCTCTAAGCATAATTATTATGTATATTTGTTCGAAATGATTTTTGTTTATCCATACCATTCAAGAGCTGAATCTGATTTTGAAATCAAGCAATCAATTGCAATGGTCCTCAAACTTTATCCTGGTGTAGAGATATGGACAGTTGGCAAAGCTGTGCCAGGAATCAAAAATATTCCATGCACTCAACACAACAATATCAGAGGATGTGATGTGACCAATAGGATACTGACCTTTGCTAAGAAAATTGGAGGAGATTTCATCTATATGAACAAAGATTTTTATATCACAAAATCATGGCAATCTCATGTGGCCATAAATATGGGATCCATCATTGTGAATCCAGAGCATGCACCCCATACTCAGATTGCTCAACAGAATACTCTTGAATTCCTTAAGCATAACAATTTTACAGCTTATAATTTTGAAACCCACACACCAGTGATGATGAACAGCCAGAAGCTGATTGATCTATTTGACAATATCAACTGGCAGAATGACAATCATTTTATCAAGTCAATCTATTGTAATGTGTATCAAGCCCCATCAAAGGAAGGATTCAATTGTAAGGTATCAAATCCATCCATTGCTAAGGCTCAAGAATTCATTGCAATCCAGGGATGTTTCTCAACTGGTGATAATTTCTGGAACAAGCCTTGTGTTGAATGGATTAAAAGCTTGATTTAGCCTCTTGCAGTTGGACCTTGTTTTGAGTCCCAGTAATATCTGATTCCAATACCACTACCTTGGCAGTTGGTACTTGTGCCTGTTGACCTTGAGTTAATTGTGCCAAGTCAGTTGTTTGAGCATTGGTATTGGCAGTGAATGAACTTGCTCCAGCTCCAGCTGTACCACCGCCACCACCAGTACCTAATTGTGGAGGAGTTGGTGCAGAGCCAGCTTGATATTTCTGATTCATTACTGCTAATGCTTGAGTAATACCTATCAATGAAGCTGATGCAATCGCAGCAATACCAGTTGGAGATGGCGGAGGACCAAATTGAGCAATCCCTTTGACAATTGCACTGGCTGTATCAATAGCAATCTGAGCTAATTTAATAGCCTTATCTCTATTGAATTGAGCCTTCTTAATTTTCTCCTCTTCATTGTAAGCATTGAGTTGGATCTGATATTTTTGCTCTGCAAATTTCTTCTCAATCTCAGCTTTCTGATCAGCTGTCAATCCCTCTTGACTTAACTGAGCTTTAAGATTAGCATCAAGATTTGATAAATCAGCTTCTCTATTGGATGCAATCTTATTCAGTCTTGCTTGATCTATCTCATTGACAAATGCATTAATCTTTTTAAGTTCATCCAATCCTTTCTGAGCTCCCTCAATTGCAGCTGTTACACCCTTAAGTGATTCCTCTCTTGCTTTAATTTCATTAGCCTTGGCTTGATCAGCATATTTCTTATCAAGATCAGCACGTTTCTTTTTATATTGCTCATCCAATTTTAAACCAGCTTGATAGAATTCCTCCTCATCAATAGCATCAGCTTTGAATGCTGCCAAGTTAATTGCCTCTTGAGCTTTGTACCATTCATCCAAATCAAGTAATTCATTCTCTTGCTCAGAGTTTATGAATCTTTGGAACTTATTTCTAAGATCTTTTTTCTTAGCTTCTTGCTCTGCAATCTTATCAAGCTCGATCTGGTTGTACTTATTGACTATTGCGAGCCTATCTGTCTGCTCTTGTATTCTTAATTGATATTCAAGTTGGGCATTACCATGAGCCATCTCATATCTCTTATCATAAGACATTGAAAGCTCAAATAATTCCTTCTCTTTACCTTCCTTCATCAAATCAAGACTCAATTGAAATTGATCATCTTCTGCCTTAATTCTATCTTCATTCGCTTTCTTAGCAAGTTCAGCCAATCTATCAGCCTCTTCCTTAGCAGCCTTAAGCTTATCATCTTTGGCTTTCTTGATTCTATCTATTGCTTTCTTGTGAGATTCATTGGCTGCATCAGATCGTCTCTTCTCTTCCTCAATTTCCAAGATGGTTAAATCTTGAGCATTCTTTTTATTGTTTTTATATTGCTCATTGGCATTTTTCTTGGTATCCTTTAATGACTTCTCAAGCTTCTTAGCTCTATCACTATCAGCATCACCAGTTGCTTTGAGCAATCTAATCTCATCCTCATAAGCTTTAATTTTTTCTTTCTGCATTTGAAGAATTGCCCGACCAGATTTTAAAGCTGCTCTAAGTTTTTTCTCCTCCATCTCCTCAGTGTTCTTTCCAGCTGCCTGAGCTTTGCGAATTTCAAAGGATAAGTTTTCATCCACAGCTTGAGCTTTCTTTTTTTCAGCTACAATCTTCTTATTCATCTCCTTCTCAGTTGCATCAGTCTTGGCCTTAGCGTTAGCCTTCATCTTAGCAGTGGTCTGATCATCAATGATACCGAAATATTCAAGAGCTTTAACAACACCATATATAACACCAATTAATGGGAAGATCAGAGATATTGCAACTTTAACAACGGGACCTAATTTATTAAATGAATTATAAGCTTTTGATACTGCAGCTGAAACCTTATCAAAATTTGCAATCAATAATCCAACAGCAACCACAATGGCACCAATACCAGTTGCAATCAATGCCAATCTGAATAGTTTCATTGCTGTTGTTGCTCCTCCAGTTGATGTTGCCAGAGCTACATTGGCACCAGTTTGAGCTTGTGTTGTTGCGACATTAGCAATTGCTGGTGCAATAGATCCAGTAAGAATTAAGTTCTTAACTTTCTCAAGACCGTTTCTTATTTGCAATCCAAGGATAGACTCCTTATTCAAGTTATTAGCAATGACACTCACAGCATTAACCAATCCTTGAGCTGCCTGAAGCTTAATCATTGTCTGAGTTAATGCCTCTGACTCAACTCCAGTCAATGCCACAGCTGATTGAATACCTTGGAAGGCCGCTGCTCCAGTCTCAACTCCTTTCAATGCAGTATCAACACCAATAAAGTCAGATGACAATGCTGTTGTTTGAGCTTTCAGATCACCAATCTCATCCTTAAGACTTGCAGCGTTTCTGATTGCTTGTGCTCCAATAGGAGTCTCAGTCCCAGCTTGTGCAGCCAAATTCTGATAATCCTTCATGGTCTTGGTCAACTCCCTCATGGTAAGTCCACCAGCCTCAACTCTTGCATTGAGCTCCTGTAGTTTTTGATCAAAGGTATCTATGCCAGTATTATCTGCTGCTGTTTTTTGTGTTGCCTTGAGATCTTGATTCAAGTCATTCACAGCCGCATCCATAGCTTGGATGTCTTGCACACTGTTGCCAGTATTGACCTTAAGTGAGAATACAACTGACTTCTCTGACATTATTTAAAAGGTGTTGGTGTTGGTGTTACTTCAAATATTGTTGGTTGTCCTAATATTTGTTCAATACTTTCATCGAAAACAATATACCAAAATATCGGTGTGTCTAATTCAGCTTCATTGTAATCAATCCAATTTTGTGTAACATCATCTGGAGAAATAGGAATACCGTAATAAGCATCACAGGCTTCTCTTGCATTAATAGCTTCTTGTTCTGTATTGTATTTATACCCTGTAACTTCCATTAGTAAATTGAATAATAAGTGTTAATGTTATTTTGTATTCCTGTTCTATTACTTGATTGTTCCGAAGCCCAATCAATAGCTTCTTGTATTTTACCATTATAATAATTTGTAGCACCACCAGCTCCAATTTGAATATTGGATGAGTTACCAACTACACTTGAAACAGTTGATTTTGTTATATTATTTGTAAATGCACTTAAAGTTGTTGAATTTGCGTTCATGAAATATAAACGTTGATTATTGTCTGTTGCTTCTGAAAGTATAGTAGTAGCAGTTGCTCCATAACCATAATATGTATTAGTAGGTGTAATGTAAGGAGTGTACCATCTTGGGTTTGTATTTAATGAAAAAGGATTTTGATTAGTTGCACTTAAAGCATCAGAAATAACTGTTGCAACAGCAGTATTTTTAAAATCAATAGTAGTATAGCTTGTTTTTTGTAATAGCATTGTAGAAGCACTAAGGAACCTCATGGATGTTTTTCCATTTGATGTTTCTAAAGCACCAGCATTAACTATTCTCGGTTGTCTTGTTGCAGTTGCTTGTGTTATATTGTTTGCATTTCCACTTTGGTCATACCACGTTGTTACAAATCCATTACCAGCACCACAAAATGTTAATAATGAAGCAGTATCTAATACATTGTTAACAAAACCAAAGTCTTGTTCTGTATTGTCACTTGAACGTCTTACCCTAATACAATTTTCAGAATATGCTGTTCTTAATTTTCTAAATGAATAAGCGACAGCAGCATTTGGGTAAGTGTCAAGTAAGCCTGTGAATGCTGGTGTCGATCCTGACCTTGCTAATATTCCATGTGTTGCTAAAAACATACTATTACCGTAACCAATCATAATACCAAACAAACAGATCCAGATGTCAATGTGACACCACTAAACTTAGCACCATTAATTGCTCTGATGATTGCTCCAGCTTTTACCGCTGTCCCAGTTGCTGCAATGTAGCTTGACTTAACATCAGATCCAGCCACTTTAATTGAGCTGAATACTGTATCCTCAAGTACTACAATTGCATCATGGTTGATTGTTTTTTCCACAGTGTTATTCACTATGAATGTTCCTTGTTGTGCTGTTAGCACGCTGTTACTTATTGCCATTATTATTTATTTATGTTGTTATATCACCTGATAGATACCACTCATCAGAGGCTCTCTTGATTAAAGTTACCAATGAATATTGAGCTGATAATTTTGTCTTACCTCCAGAGCTTCTCAAAGTCACTCCAGTATCTGGCACAACAGTAACTTGACCAGCTCCATATTGAGCAATCAATATCTGAGATCCAGTTGGAAATGCCTGAGATGCATTGGTTGGAATTGTTAAGTTGACTGCTCCAGCTGTATTCATTTCAATCATCTTGCAGTTATCATCAAGCACCAATGAATAAGCAACTGATTTTGTCTCAATTGTAACATTCACAACAACAGCTCCTCTTCCACTTGGAGTGATTTCAATGTTGCCATTGTTACCATCATATATTCTGATTACTCCTTGATTAGCCGCTCCTTGATTAGTAGTTAGAATCAAATCTCCTGTGCCATTGGTTGCAATGGTTGCATTTGCATTTGAATCACCAATCCTCACAGCATCTGCATTCAATAGAATATCACCAGTGCCATTAGGCTCAATGGTTATATTACCATTCGATGTACTCACAATGCTGTTACCATTCACATCCAAGTTACCACCAAGCTGAGGTGAAATATCAAGGCTCAACTCATTAATCTCTGATCCAGTGACTTTCCTTGAGATGTATGTTGCACCACTTACTTGAGCTATCTCAATTAAATCTGTGCTTGCAATCTTAGCACTCTTGGATGTTATATCTTGTATATATATTCCCATGTTATGGATTTACGAATCTTACTTGACCATCATCTGTAATTCTTGCATCATCATCAGATGTATATCTTGCAAGTGGATCAGTGAATGGATCATAAGGTGGAGTTACTATTGTTGATTGAATACCCTCTCCTTCTATTATGCGAATCAGTTCGACAGTTGTTGGTACATTCTTACCACTTTGATAATCATTAATCTTAAGCAATCGATACACAACACCATCAATGTTGATTAAGTTCCTAAAATCAAGACTATTGATATCAGAAGGCCTCAACATAATTGAGCATGAGACTTGCTTACCGAATCTTGAGATTAATTCCTTAATGAACTTCTCATGATACAGATATAAGTTGTTGGTTGTGTATGTTGTTGTATTCCAGAATACATAATCAGGAACGCCAAAATTAAAGTCAAATGTCGGAGAGTCCAAGCTGTTGAGATGACCAACATAAGGATAGTCAGTCTCTGCATGATCTGTACCAGCCTCATCTCTATGAGTCCATGCTCCAGTTCTTAATCCACCCAACTGCACAATAAATGGCTTGCCTTTTTTCTTTTCAATCAAGCTTGTGCCATCCTC